TACAAATGAAGCTATGGATCGTTTAATGAGCGACCTTCTTAAAACATGCAAGAAATTTGATGTATGGATTGGAGTTGTCAGTCATTTAAGAAAAACTGGTGGCGGAACTAAAACTTACGAAGAGGGAGCTAATATAACTGAAGATGCACTTAAAGGCTCAGGATCACTAAAGCAAATTGCATTTCAAATTATTGGCTTTAGTAGAAATAAATACGAAGAAGATGAGTTTGAAAGACAAAGAGTTAAGATTAGTGTACTTAAGAATCGCTTTACAGGATTTACAGGTCCGGCTGGTCATGCAAGATTTGACAGTGATACAGGTAGATTAACTAATGTACCAGTAGAATTTAGTCAATTATAAATAACAAAGGAGATATAAATATGAATGAAAAACTTGTAGTTGATCTGGAGGCAAATGGCTTCCAGAATGATGTTACTAAACTATGGTGCATCAGCATGTTTAATATAGAGACAAAAGAAAAAGAAACTTTTACTGACCATAATGATAATTACAGAAGTATCGAGGAAGCGCTTAAAATTATGTCAACGGCAAAGCAAATTATTGGACATAATTGGATTGCATATGATCAAGTAGTACTAGAAAAGTTACATGACTTTAAAACTAGTGCAACGCTTGTTGATACATTTCTAATGTCCCAATTACTAAACTTTAACCGTAAGCTAGGGCGAACAAAAGGTAGACACAGCTTAGGCCAATGGGGAGAAGCTTTAGGGGTTCTTAAACCTGTCCAAGAACAATGGAAAGTGTATGAGGATGCTATGCTTAATAGATGCGAAATGGACGTGCAAATAAACGTTCGTGTTTACATACAACTAATGAAAGAGTTTAAGAGTTCAGGCATTCCTAAATCTGTTATTCAACGCGAATTTGCAATTGCTAAAATTAGTGCAAAACAAGTTAAGAATGGTTGGTTAATTGATGAAAGATTAGCTTTAAGGCATGTAGCTTTCCTGAAGAAGGAAATAGAAATACTTAGAGAAAAGATCGAACCATCAATGCCGAAGATTATTAAATGCCCGGATGTTTGGGTTACTAATAAAGAATGCAATGAAATATTAGGTACTGTAGGCATTAAATACGATGCCGAGTTAAAAGATGGACAACGATTGAAGAAACCTATTTTGCCAAGATACACTAAAGCAGGTGCTTTACATTCTGCGCAAGTTAAGTGGCTTGGTGAAGGAGTAAAAGTTTATGGAGCATATTGTAAAGTAGAATTTCATGATGCTAAGTTAACACAACATAGTGAAGTGAAAAAGTTACTATTCAAGAATGGCTGGAAGCCTACGGAGTGGAATACAAAACGAACTGCTGAAGGAAGAATGATTAGAACTTCAGCTAAATTAACGGAGGATTCTTATGGGTCTATTAAAGGTACTCTTGGAAAAGACATCGCTCTTCATGCTACGTATCAGCATCGCCTTAACACTCTTCAAAATCAAAAAGAAGAGACAAAGGGGTGGTTAGGATCAAGGCGCAAAGATGGGCGAATAGAGTGTGTCCCGTTTACTTTAGGAACTGCAACCGGAAGAATGAGTCACAAAAACTTAGTAAATGTACCAGGGGCTAAAGCAACATTTGGGAAAGAGATGAGAGAAATCTTTATAGCTCCTCGTGATCGAGTTTTAGTTGGGTGTGACTTAGCATCTGCACAGTTAAGATTATTAGCTGCAGCTATGGGTGATAACACATATTCAGAAACAGTTATTACTGGTAAAGAGGTTGAAGGTACAGATGTTCATACCGTAAACCAAAAGGCTGCTGGATTGAAAACTAGAGCGCAAGCTAAGACTTTTATTTACGCATTTTTATTTGGTGCGGGAGATGCTAAGATTGGTTCTATTGTTGGAGGCAAGGCTAAAGATGGGAAAGAGCTTAAAGCAAAGTTCTTAAAGAGCTTTCCTGCGTTAAGCAAGTTGCAATCTAAGCTAAGACTAGATTTTGAAAAATCTGGTGGTAAAGCTATTACTGCTCAAGACGGTAGGAAGATCCAAGTAGACTCACCGCATAAGCTACTTAACTATTTGCTACAAGGTAACGAAGCCATTCTTGCAAAAGAGTGGGCAAGTATATCTGCAAAGTTAATAGAAAAGAATAGTATCGATTGCAAATTACTAGCTATTATGCATGACGAGCAAAACTTTGAATGTTCTGTTGAAGATGCACCTAAACTAGCAACTGTGCTAGAAAAAGCTGCAACTATGGCAGGTGAACAGTTAGGCTTTAATTGTAGAATGGATGGTACATCTAAAATAGGGGAAACTTGGTATGACATACACTAATGGAAAAACAAATGATACTGGTGGCATTTATTGCGAAAGAGTAAATGGAGAAGTTTTATGTATGAAATTTTCTGAGTATATGAAGAAGGGCTTTGTGCCTTCTGAAGCAATACCTCTTAAGGAAATGACAAATCCTCCAAAAGGACATTAGAAGACTAAGCAATTTAGCCTGTAGTAATATAGGTTATATTGCTTTTTTCGCAAACAAATAAGGAAAAATATGAGAAATTATTTAGGAATAAAAATTGATTTAAAAAGAGATTTAGAAATGACGGAGCAAGCTAGAGAGCTACTTGACAGTTTCTATTTAAAAGAAGGAGAAACCTCACCACAACAAGCATACGCAAGGGCTAGTGTTGCTTATTCGGGAGGTGATCTAGAATTAGCACAAAGACTTTACGATGCGGTATCTAATGGTTGGTTTATGTTTTCATCGCCAATACTATCTAATGCCCCAAAAGAAGGTGAGAAAGTAAAAGGATTGCCTATTAGCTGCTTTTTATCTTACGTGCCAGATACGCTAGAAGGACTTATATCTCACCAATCTGAATTAGCGTGGCTGTCGGTAAAAGGTGGAGGAGTTGGTGGTCATTGGTCAGATGTTAGGGCAGTTTCAGACAAAGCACCATCACCAATACCCTTTATTAAGGTAGCTGATTCGTCAATGACAGCATATAAGCAAGGTAAAACAAGAAAAGGTTCATATGCCGCGTATTTAGACATCAGTCACCCTGATATTGTTGAATTTCTTAATATAAGAGTTCCTACCGGTGGTGACAGTAATCGTAAATGTTTTAATTTGCATAATGCTGTTAATGTTACTGACGACTTTATGAATAAAGTTATTAATGGCAAATCATGGGATTTAATCGACCCGCACGATAAGTCTGTTAGAGATACTGTAGATGCCAGGGGCTTATGGCAAAGAGTACTGGAGACAAGATTTAGGACAGGAGAACCTTACATTAACTTTATTGATGAGGCTAACAGAAAATTGCCACAAGCTTTAAAAGATCATGGGTTATCTATTAAAGGTTCTAACTTATGTAATGAAATTCATTTGCCAACAGATGAAAATAGAACAGCTGTATGCTGCCTGTCGTCTGTTAACTTAGAAAAGTTTGAAGATTGGGTTGACACAACTTTAGTACAAGACCTAATTACTATGTTAGACAATGTGCTTGAAGAATTTATAAAGCATTCACCACCAGAAATAGCAAGAGCTGTAAACTCCGCTGTGTCTGAACGGAGCTTAGGTTTAGGAGCTATGGGTTTTCATAGTTATCTACAGTCGCATAATATACCATTTGAATCTGCATTAGCTGTAGGTAGAAACCAAATGATGTTTAAGCATATTAAAGAACAAGCGGTAGAGTCTACTAAGGCTTTAGCTAAAATAAGAGGCGAATACAAACTTGGCAAAGGAACAGGCCACAGAAATAGTCATTTGTTAGCTATTGCGCCTAACGCTAATTCAGGTATGATACTTGGAACATCGCCCTCTATTGAACCACTTAAGTCAAATGCATTTACGCACAGAACTAGAGTTGGGGCCCATTTAATTAAAAATGCTAATTTAGAATTTGTTTTAGAAGAGCACAGGCTTCGATTAGCTAAAGGCAAAGAATGGTTGGAGGAAGAGTGGAGAGATATTATAAGGCACGAAGGATCTGTTCAGCACTTAGACTACTTATCAGATTGGGAAAAAGATGTATTTAAAACTGCATTTGAGTTGGATCAACATTGGGTTGTTCAACATGCTGCAGACAGACAAGTACACATTTGCCAAGGCCAATCCGTTAATGTATTCTTTGAAGCAGGATCTATGAAGTCTTATGTTAATAGCGTTCATATAACAGCTTGGAAATCTAATCTTAAGGGTTTATATTATCTAAGGGCATCAGCAGGTGAGACGGGTGAAAAAGTTGGAATAAAGGTAGAACAAGACAAAATTAAAGATTTTAAAATTGATGATACTGAGTGCTTAGCGTGCTCGGGATAAATACAGGGAGAGAAAAATGAGTTTATTAGAAGAGAGTAAAACGTACAAACCCTTTAAATACCCATTTGCAATGGAGGTCACAGAGGATCATGAAAAGATTCATTGGGGCACTTGGGAATTAAAGCTACAAGAAGACGTTGATCAATGGAAGAAAGAAGTAATAACCCCAAAAGAAAAGAACCACATAACGCAAATATTTAGATTGTTTACACAATCAGATGTGCAAGTGGCCTCAAACTACTGCGATTTATTTATTCCTAAGTTTAAAAACAATGAAATTAGGAATATGCTTTTATCTTTTGCTAATCGTGAGGGAACGCATCAAAGAGCTTACGCCTTACTAAGCGATACATTAGGCTTTCCTGATGAAGAGTACTCAGCATTTTTAGAGTATGAAGAAATGGTCGCTAAGATTGAGTTTATGCAAGATAACGATGTAAGCACACACCATGGTTTAGGCAAAGCTTTAGCTCAAACTTGTATTAATGAAGGCATGAGCCTGTTTTCGGCGTTTATTATGCTTCTTAATTATCAGAGGTTTGGTAAGATGAAAGGTATGTGTGAAGTTGTGGAGTGGTCAATAAGAGACGAAACTAAGCACGTAGAAGCTATGACTAAGTTATTTAGAGTATTTGTTGATGAACATCCACGTGTTGTTAATGACCAATTTAAAAATGAAGTGTACGAAATGGTTAGAGTTGCTGTTGCGCTAGAAGACAAAGTAGTTGACTTAGCATTTGATCTTGGGCCTGTTGAAGGACTAACGTCTGAAGAGGTTAAGCAGTATATTAGATATATTGCAGATAGAAGACTTATACAATTAGGATTAAAGCCTAATTTCAAAGTTAAAGAAAATCCGCTACCTTGGGTAGAATGGATTATTGGCGGCGATAGCTTTAAAAACTTCTTTGAAGGAACCGTCACAGACTACAATGCGGCAGGAATGTCGGGAGAATCCTGGGGTTGGAGTGAAGAGGTTAAACTTAGCAAAAAAGAGTATATTAATAAAATAGAGGATTTGCATGGCATATAGACCAAATAACAAATGGAAAGCTTCTGTAAGAGGGGCTGATTCCAAATGGGAAGGTGAATTAGGGGATGGGATATTAAATAGCTGGGAACACCACCCAGAAAAGATTCCATATACAATTGATCACACCTATACTCCTGACTTTAGCAAAGGTAGTTTAATTATTGAAGCTAAAGGAAGATTTATGGATAATGCTGAGGCTAGAAAATATGTATGGGTTAGGGAGTCTTTACCTAAAGGCAAAGAGTTACTATTTCTATTTTACAATCATAAAACCCCAATGCCTCATGCAAAAGCTCGTAAAGATGGCACAAAGCTAACCCATGGCGAATGGGCAACTAAAAATAAATTCAGGTGGTATACTGAAAACACAATAATGCAAGTAATAGGAGAATAATAATGGCACTAATGGCTAAAGTAACAATTCAAATGGTGGATACAGATTCACATTTCTTAAATACATCAATAGTTGAAATTGATGAAATTCCAATGGATAACGCTATACACGGAAATTTAGTAGGATTTCTGCTTGAAACTAAAAATCCACAAAAAGAAGAAGAAAAGAAACCTGCAATTGTAGGTTCTGAGGAGAAAAAATAATGGAAACTGGAAACTACCCAGTTGGGGAAATAGCAGAAGCACTTAGTATAGCAATTGGTTTATATGAAAGTGCTAGTTACAACAATGAAATGAAAGAAGAGCTAGAGATTACAATCTTAGGATTAATAAAATCTTTAAGGATTGCAGCGTTTCATAGTTCGGAGAAAACATAATGAATAAAGTAATGAAATTTCATGCTGACTGGTGTGGACCTTGTCAAAACTATGGTCCTATATTTGAGCAAGTAACAAATAAGCTTAAAGAAAATTGGGAAGTAGAAGAATATAACATTGAGTCGCCAAAAGGAACTGAGATGTCTATCACTTATGGTGTTAGGTCTCTTCCTACAACAGTTATTATAGTTGATGGCAAAGAACCGCGGAAGTTAGTAGGAGGACTGTCAGCTACTGATTTGGCAAAAGAGCTTACTGCAAATTAAGTAAGCAAATATGGGGCTATAGTTGG